CTCACCAAGGAATTCATCCAAATCAAACCCGGTCAGACCGATGTCAAAACCGTCATCGTTCAGGAAATCCAATTCAGCCTTGACCAGATCCATGTCCCAGCCAGATTTTTCAGCCAGCCTGTTGTCTGCAAGGATGTATGCCCTGCGCTGTGCGTCCGTCAGGTGCGACAGGTACACGACTGGAACTTCAGCCATGCCCAGTTTCTTTGCCGCCAGCACACGACCATGACCAGCCACGATGCCGTTGCCATCATCCACCAGCACAGGATTGTTGAACCCGAACTCCTTGATGCTCGCCGCGATCTGGGCGACCTGTTCATCATCATGGGTTCGTGCATTGTTCACATAGGGTATAAGGGCATCCAGTGCAACGCACTGAACCCCGTCAGGTATCTTTATCATTTTCCGCGTCCGTTTGTTATAGCCGCTAACGGCGGCAAGTCGTCTTGAGAAAAGTCAAGAAAGTGTCCAACTGGTGAGGACTCTGGGCGGACGACAAACCCCGCTAGTCGTTTGTGGAGTATCGCGAAAATCAGGAGATTCAAAGCCCTCGCCAGTTTTTCTGTCTGTCCAGCGTCAAGCGTCTTTCCGCTTTGCCAAAGAAACAACTCCAAAGGGAGAATCGGTGAAACTGCTCAATCACCGAGATGGACGCTCTGACAAAACGCCCATCTTTGTGATGCCTGTCTTTCCAAGCTGTCTAGCAGGCGTTTGCCATGCGTTTCCAATCAGCCACATTGCCTTTCTTAAAAGTAATGTGTTAATCAAATGCCTACTTCTCGTCTGTTCCGAGCCGTCAAGATTCTTGCAAGAACATCAGCCTGCAGTCTGTCCTGCAGGTGGTGTGGCATCAGGGCGTTTGAAAAGAATCCCCATGCCGTGGTGGATAAAAACCTGAAACCACAGATAAGAACGCTGACCATCGGGCAACACTTCAACCGTTAATAGGAGAAATAAGCCAACGCTCTTGTCTGTGGCGCGTGTCTTTCCACGCCGTCACAGGATGCCAAAACCCCGTAGGCAATCGTTTGAGCAAAACCACATTGAAAGGTAATCTGGAACGCGTGGCAGGACTCGAACCTGCGACATCACCTGAAAACGGACGCGGAGAAACAGGACGCTCTACCGACTGAGCTACACGCGCAAAAAGGCGGTCATGGGGTGACCGCAATCAGTCCTAAAGGCACTAAGGAATCAAATGAAAAAACCATAAAAAAAGCCCGCTTTTTGGGGCAGGCTTGAAAAATGGTGCAGAAATCCACTTTAGAAATTAGCCCCTATTTTGTCACAGATTTGTGACATTTATCGACAATCTTCCAAAATCAGTGTTTCCTGCGGTCATGCTCGTTCAATGTCGCCTGAACATCAGCAACAAACAGCTCCAGCATTTCTTTCCTGCCCTTTTCCGATATTGCACCCAGTGATGCGGTGAAAATCCTGATTGCCACCTCGCCAAGGATGAATGTCTGGTCTGCCCCGGACATATTGCGTATTGCATCAACACATTTTCGGGACAGTTCATCAGCCTTTTCCATACACTGCTCAACGCCCGCGCTTTTCAGCGGATAACCATAAATGTCACAAGCCATTTTTCCCCTTTCAAAACTTGCGCCGAAGCGAGGCGCCGAATTCTTTCCGAATCCTGAACATATGCTCTGGTGCTTTGTCCAGATCCAGCTCCCTTGCCTTGGCAACAATCTGGGCAACGGAGCGGGCAATCGGGATCTCCCTGTTTTTGGTGGTCGCATACATATCTTTCAAAACCTGAATTTCCTCATCTGTCCAAGGTCTGCCAGACAGCTTGACATTACGCCTTGCAACGAATCCCTCAGCCTTTTCCAGACCGTAATGTGTCGCGACCTTTTCCACCATGCGTTCTGTCATGCGAAAACGTGCCGCCACCTCTTTGTTGGAATGGGTCGGATAGAATTCTCTGAAATCCGCCAGACATCCGTCATTGATGGTGACGCCCCGTTTCAGCCCCAGTTTCTTCGCAATGCGGGAAATGGTGACAAATGCCCGAGACAGCATGAATTCCAGCCGTTCATGCGTTGCATGGGAATAGTTATCGCGCAGGAAATCCAGCTCGATGTTCGACCAACCCCTGATTTCATTCTCCATAGCGAATCCTCTGTCCACATGACCAGCAACGGTCTGTTTCCTGATAACGGACATCCTCCAGCTTGCACTGGCGCCGCCCGCATGATGGACAGACCACAGAGCCAGCCTGAACCTCATATTCCTTGCGTCTGTCACGTTCCGCCCATTCATGAATCTGGGAAAGCACCGACATATATTTCTGCGTTCCACCGTGATAGACCTCGGCAAGCACTGCCCGCACGAAGTCGGACAGTTTCACGTTTTCCTCACGGATGCGCTTTGCCGTTTCCAGAATGTAGCTTTTTGAAACCGACTGCTCACTGATGCCCAGTGCGGTCTTGATTTCGTGTGCGTCAAACTTAATCATTCATCCCCCATCGTTTTGTCTTTGTCGGCTGGATCGTATTCATCTGGGTCAACATCCAGCATCATCCATGCCGCCAGCCCGATGGTGCTGATAATCAGATATGCCAGAACATCATTCATCATCTTCTCCCACCACGCCCGCATATCGGAGCGCGTTATCAATGCGTTCAATAACGACTTGCTCAGAACCTTTATAGGTTTTGTTGCCATGAAGAAAACTGCTCACTTGGTCAAAATGCCTGCGAACCGTCCGCTCGCTGAACCCAACCGCATCGGCAAGGTCTGCGAAGTTTTCACGTTCCATTTCTTTCGAGAAGTACCGCCCGACAACCCGCGCCTGATAGTCATACGCATTGCGACCATCAAAGCAGACCGCCTGAATCTCATCAGCGATTTCCCGAACGGCAGACTTCCATTCAAAGTTTGGCGTCCAGCCCATACAACATGGGCGTTTGCAGGAACATGGCAACCGCTTGGGCATGAACCGTGCCTTGGCGATGTTCTCGGCATATCGCCCGCATTCATGGACAATGCGTTTGATGTTCCCGGCTTCAGCGGCGCCATCCAGACCGCCCAGACCTTTGCCATTGCCTGCTGGTGGCGGAAGCCCGATTTTTGGCGTTGTCACGTTCGTGCCGTCAAAGTTGAAAGCGAATGTCAACGCTGTATGTGTCGATTTGAAAACGGCCATCAGATAACCTCCTCCACAATGACCTCAACCCTTGGATTGTCTGACCAGAATTTCCCTGACTGCGGATGCGGTGCGATGATCTGGCTGTCATCCGCATAGCAGATGCCGTTCAGGCCATCAGCCACCGCTTTGTACAGGTTGTCCCAATCAGGGCGTTGGGTATGGCGAAAAACGCCGTCTGTCGCGTCTTTTTTCTTTTTGGCTGTCCAACTGCGGGGAATCTGAAAAAACGCCACCACGCCCAGTTTTACCGCCCCTGTGGCGATTTCTACGCCGTGTTGTTTCATCGCCATGCGTCCGCACATCTGAACCAGCTTTTCGTAGTCCGCTGTTTTCTTCGGTGTGAAAGCATGACCGTTGACCACCCTAGGACGGGCTTTTGGTACTGGCTGTCCCGGGATGGTGAATTCAATCCTCATCTGGCGCCTCCGCCGCTGAATACACCGTTCTGTCATCAACGATGTATTTGTCCACCCGCCCCATCGCCATCAGGCAGTTCAGGGCAAACCGAACGCCCTCAACCGTCACGTTGGAAACCATGCGGTCAACAATGACCTGTCGGATTTCCTCTGCGGTGTGATAGCCCCCCTCTTGAATGATTGACAGAACGCGCCTGCGCATCATTGTCATGTGTCCCCCAGTCAGTTCAGCAAGGTCATCGCATGGCTCGGAAGCCGTGATGTCTCTGCCTTGCCAGTCAGATAAACCTGTTCTGCTCTCTGTTTGTCGCCAAGCAGTCGTGGTGGATTCGGCTTGTAACCGCATCGGGCGTTCTGGGCGTTGGCAATGCCGACCAGAACAGGCACATGAGGCACCGACTGTGCGGTGGAATATCCACGGTATCTGCCGATGAATTCGTTGCGGTCAAAATCCCATTCTTTTTCCGTGCGGTTGCCGAACTTCACCCAGCCGCCCATGTCGGTGATGACAGCGTGGATAATCGGGTCATCAAAAACCACATCGTCATACACGCCGTAATGGCGGACTGACTTGTCAACCGCAGTCCATGCGAGCTGTGCCTTGTCGGTGCTGGTGCCGCCGATCAGGCGGATGATGTCCGCAGGCTTCGGCATGAACTGACCGTTGTCTGGGTTCTGGACATGGGCGGAGAAAGCCCGCTGGACGGTTTCAATGTCGTACTGCTTCATGGCGTTCCACCACATCGAGAACAACATATCGGTCGGGCGTTTTGCGTTGTACATATCGGCGCAGGCAGACAGAATCTGCACGAATCGTCCGTAATCTGCCTGAATCATTGCCCGCCTCCGAAAATCAAAGCCTTGGCACGTTCAGCGGCTTCCATGCTCTGCTCGTAAATCGATTTTTCGGCAGGTTTACCACGGTATCGCCTGAACTCGGCATCTTTGCGCACCCAAGTCCGCCAAGCCGCCGACCAGTCGCGCTTGGATGCCCTGCTCGATGATTCAGCCGTCCAGTAATCGCGGAATGCTTCCGCAACTTCGCTGACAGGCACATCGGGAATTTTCTGCTGGCAATACGCCCAATCCTCGGTCGATGGTT